TTGTGTACCGCTTCCAAAAGCTCTTTCTTGAAAGACGTACACATTGCAGTCGTGATAGCCATTATAGACTCCTTATGATGTTCGCCATATCAGCATGGCCTTGGTTTTCAAATTCAGCGGCAAGAGTAACTCTGTCACTACGAATCGCCTCTTTGATGTAAAACAAGACCGTTGCTCTAACGGCCCTCTTGAATTCGTTTGCTTGTTCTGCAATTACAGGATGACAGTTTCCACCTACACTCACAATCCTATCCGCTGCTGACTCAGCCCAGAAGTCTGGATCGTGCCCTTTGTGCTCTGTAGTAGAAACCAAAATACTACCAATCGCTGCCTGTGGCGCTTCAAAAAACATTATCTATCCTATACAACAGGGACGGATGGTTGCCCAGATCTATATGCGTCTGAACGTAATTTACCGTCGCCTAACAGTTTAAGAAGAGCCATAGATGCAGCGTACATTTTATCATATAGCGCAACCATTTCCGGTTCGCCTTTCATAAACCGTATAGCTTCCACCAGAGTGCCATTTAGCAGTGCTGAGTCAAACTCTTCCCCAAGCCACGTAGTGCCCGCCGTAACAATAGACTGCGGGTAATACCCGTAATGCAGCTCCGTCGTGTACGAAGCATCGGGGGTTGGGCCAAGTATTAGCGTGTCATCGTCAAAGATTGCGTAGTGTTTAGGCGTTCCTGTAGAAGAAGCACTGGGGTACGCCTCACGTATAAAGTTAACGTCTTTGCTGAGTAAGAACGTAAAGTTCCCGCTGCCATCTACAACCGCAAGGCTGTATACGTACAAGAAGTCAGAGGGAGTAGATAGATACGTGTTGCTAGCCGTCATAGTGCCGCTCACGTTCTTACGCAGCGCAGGTATCTGCACCGTGTTGTATATCTTCTGCTCTGCCTGCTCTGTGAACATGGCGAGTTGGTCATCTGTAAAAGATGTTTCACAGATGTCCTGAACGTTTGTTTTTAGCTCAGTGTAGTTCATACTTTACGCCATAGGGCCACGGGCCATCGTACCTTTAGTTGCAGCGCCAGTGCCGCGTACTTTTATCCCAGTAGTTTTAACGCCAGACATATCTGGCTTAGGTGCGTCTTTTACTGGCTTAATGTTGCTGGTCTTTTTCATAAACGCCTCTAGGTCGTTGTTACTGTTACTGTGCCTATTTGTCCGGTTGCTACTAAGTCGTTAGGAGTTAAGTTGAATGGATCACTGCCTGCGCCGACAGGGTTCCACCCCCACTGTATCTGCCTACTACTTGTAACCCCTGCCTTGCCTAAGCTCCTATCGGGTCGAGGATCTTTTATAGCTTGCGGATCGTGTACTGGAGTCTCACCTAGTTTGAGCTGTGGGTGATCTGGACTCCAACACTCAGGACATGCTTTTAAGTTAGTGTCCTGCCCTTTTCGTATTAAGTTCTTTAGTTCTCGTAGTCTATACTGAAACCCACAGATGTCACACTCTGCTATAGCACGTTTAGTGGAAGCGTACCGATTACCCATTGTTAGATTCTACCAACACGGGGTACGAAACGCGCAGCCGTTTTGTCTCTATCTTCCCCAGCAGCCAACATAAACTGCTCTTCGTAAACATCTTTCAGCATGGGTATGCGCGGCATAAGCTCTGGATCTTTCATGGCTATGTGGTACGCCAGCCCCGATACTAGACAGGGCAAGAAACGGAAGTTCATGTCCGCAGTCTCTACACCGTTACCTGCATCTTGTATCCGACGCATACGGTAATACTTAAATACGTACTCGTTGTCTTTGTCGGGCACAGGCCACACGTTTATTTTGGGGTTGTCCCTAAGACGCTCTATATAAACCTGATTCGGCCTGCCCTGTGTGAGCTTATTTGGTATGGATGCGTAGGTGCTGACGCTGATGCGGCTGATCGTTAGATCCTGCTGTGTGGTGGCATTTCCACTGTCCGTGCGTATAACTTGTTCTAGCAGGTCTATAGTGTCTGCTGGCAAGTCGTACTGACTGGTACCCTTGGTCAAGGTGACTGTACCTTCATCAATAGTCCACAGATTGATGCCACGGTTTTGCCATTCAATGGTCATCAAGTTCATAGAGCGTCTGGCAGTGCGGAGATCGTACCCAGAACGCATTTCACGCCCCGCACGTTCCCACGCCTCTTCAGCGATCTCCGTGAAGTCCATATCAAATGCAGTTGTTCCAGATGTAGCCATTGTCTGTTCCTATACGTACAGGGTCTTTTTACGCCTGTTATTCATTACTGCACCGCAACCTCTGTGGTTTGCGCGTATCTGACCACCGGCCTTTGCCGTTCTAACCTTGGCTTTAGGGGTATTAGACACCACCTGCTGCCCTCTAGCACCAGCCTTTTTCTTCTTACGTGCCGTAGTAGCTCGCTCAGATTGGCTTAAAGACCGTGCCTTGGATAACGGTAGGCAACGATCTGGGTTCTTTTTGTTTTTAGACGTGCCGCATTCACCTTTGATCTTGCCATCGGTGCCGATACGAACCCATTTCTGGTCACGCCATTTCTTCAAATCACCCATTACTTACTCTTCTTCTTGCTACCCTTTGCATAATTAGGATCTTTGCAATACTTAGAAGCTGCCATATTCGCATAAGCAGACGGGTACGTGTCGAAGGTACGTTTGGCCCAAGCCTTTCCCTTCGCACATATCTTCCCGCCTGACTTATAGTAACGTCTCATCGCATCTTCGCTGGACGTACACCCTTACGAGCAATGCCTGCGCCTCTTACTTTGCCACCTTTCTTAAAATCTACTGCCTTGGCACTACCCTTCCCATTTTTTCGTTTGTAAGCTTTTCGTTCTATATCAACGGTTCCCGGTTCGTCTCCAGCTACAAACTTAGCTGGCTCAACTACATAACCTCTAGTATTCCTACCGGGGCCAATAGTATCAGGCTCTCTGTTTCGTTCACTCGTTAGCTTTCTTCTTGGCCCACGCTTAGTTTTAGATACTTTCTTCTCTTGTTTTGGTTTACGAGAATCCGCACTGTACCTAGATACTTCTTTCCCAATTAAATACTCATCGCGCATACCTAACTCCTAACGCATCTTCGCTGGACGTACACCCTTACGAGCGATACCGGCACCGCGAACTTTACCGCCAGCTTTGTAGCCTTTGGTCTTCATAGCGCCACCTTTGGCATAGCCCTTAGACTTCATCATGCCGCCACCAGCGTATTTCTTACGTGGGTCTCTTTTGTTGGGTACTTTATCCACTCCAGACTTCTTAGGTGGACGCTTACCCTCTTTATCCATGAAGTTTAGGTACTGACGAAGAGTCATGCCTGTTTCTTTTAGCTGTTCACGAGTTACATTGGCACGCTTATCTTGGCCTTCACCAACATTGCGTCCGCCTTTGCCAGTCACCGTGCCGCGTAACGGACGTGGCGGCTTATTAGCTATTGGTTTCGCAGGAGCTTCTGCTTTAGGTGGGCGAGGTGCGGTTGTAGGCGCTTTCTTAACGTCCAATGCGCCATTAGCAAATACTTGCTTACGGTCTGAAACACCTCCGGGTTTTTGTGCGTCTTGGGCCTCTTTCATATCGTCCATACGAGTCTGCCGCGTACGGCCCGGCCCTTTGCCCCGATGGGTGGCTTTCTTAATCGGTGCGTCTTTCGTCTTACGCCCCAACAAACCACCTAAAAACATTTTCTTCGCTTTCATAAACTCTTCTCCTACGGCCTGTGGCACTCCAACTTCCTTGGCAAATTTAGGGTTATTGGCTACAGCAGCCATAAACCTACGTTGTTTTTCACTCTTAGCGGGCATTAGTCATCGCCTGCGTACAGATTGTCAAATACTTGATTCACGTCCAGCGTGTAGTCCAGATCAGACTTGCTGTAGTGAACGTGTTGAGAAGGCTTAAAGTCTGGTGCCCCCTCTCCTGTTTCAAACCAAGCGGGATGTGTCACCCGCACCCTATTGTTTGGTAGAGCTACGATGTTACCCGTGTATGGGCCAGCATCTAGCAGCTCCATCACATGACTCTGCTTGTGTTGTGCAGGGTCATCTGCAATCTCGTTGTTCGTATAGTCCACTGTGAACATATACTTGGCGGGGTACATCTCCCCGTCTATCTTAGCCATCCAAGGGCACGGTGTGGCTCTGTCAAGCACGTACACAGTGTGATCCCTCGAACTGCAATCCCAAGGCTGTGCAGCCCATACGGGCATGGGTTCGGGCCATTCGTCTAGCGGGGTGTCCCCTACTAACGCTGTAATCGGCATACGTGCCCACATAGCACCTCCATGCACGTTAGGCTCATCGTCCTCGTCGTACGTCTCAGCTCCAGTAAATATCACTTGGAAACTAAGACATCTGGTCGGCATTGTCGTAACAGCAATAGCCATAGCGTGAATAAACTCGCCGTGGTACTTTTCGTGGTTATGGGTGTATTCCTTTCTCACCCAACACTTGAAGTACGGTATATTACTTTGTAGGTACGCCACTGCTTGCTACCACTTGGATTTATTAGCCCAGTATGCCGCCGACATCTTACCCTTCCTGATATTTCTACCGTGTCGGGCTTTGAATGACTTGCGCTTTGCTTTCATACGCGCAGATTCGCCTTTCTTGGGCTTGCCTGCGGTTTCGGCTCCCTGCTCACCGTAGCGTATAATTTTTTCCTTTCCGCCTTCACACGCCTTAACAACGTGAGACTTCTTAGGGTGCGAGGGGGTACGACGTGGCTTGTTGCACGCCATACTAGCCTTATCGACTTTACCCCCAGCTTTATAATATCTACGCATGTTAGCTGTAGAACACGGTCATGGCGCTGATATTGGTCATGGCAGTAATTAACACGTCATCTTGGCAACGGATACCCCAGTCTGGAATGTTTACCGAGTGGGAATCAGAAGCAAGGAAGTCCAGATCTAAGACTGTTGCGCCGCCGCTACCATCAGTAATGGTAAGACGGCCCGCGCCATCAGCCGTAGTTAGTACCTGAACCTGACGAATACGTGCAGGGCCA